GTATTAAAACAATTCAACTATATGAGAATTAATGGTATAAATTTAGTACAAGATGCTGACGACTTAGTAAACCTTTATTTAAAGATTACTAAAAAGTTCCCAAAGTAGCCAAATAAACTTGTAAGTAAATACACAACATCTTAAAAGTCTGTGATATAATTTTTCTATATCTATAGGAGGATTATGTCAGAAGATAATAAAGATAAAATCGAGTTAGATACTGAACAATTAGTAGCTATTGCTAACCAACTTCAAGCATCTAACAATCAATTGTCACTTATGGTTAAAGACTTAGGTGATAAAGTTGCTGCTAAAGAAATAGAGAATTCTAGGATGAAAGCATTAGTAACACAATTGACTGGTAAAAATTCTGAGCCGATTACTGAGGAGGAGTAATGGATTCTTTAAAAGAGTTTGCTGATAAAGATATTGTCAAAACTGGTTACAAAGCCTGGAAAGACAAAACACCAGAAAATAGGAAAGCTTTCGATGAAGCAGTAAAAGGATTTAAAAGTGGCTTACCTGCCTCTATGATTGCAAGATGGTTACAACAAGAAAAAGGTTGTCCATTAAGTGAACATACTATTAGAGAACAGTTAAAGTCCGAATCGTATGTCTAGTCTAGAAGACTTTAGTAAATCTGACAGGGCCTTTCCTAACGCTTCTAGAGACAAGAAGAAGCATCCTAAGGGATGGGAACCTGGTATAGATACAGCCAGAAAAGAAATTACATCTAGGCCTATGTCTAAGGCCATGAACCCTGCTGACCACAGATGGGATAAGTATTTAGAAGAATTAGGTTTTAATCCTAAAGAATTTGAAATAATTGAGCCATTTGAAATCAGAAGTTGGGATTCAAATACTGCAAATGGTAAAGATACTTTTTACTATTACAAAGCAAAAATTATTTCTAAAAATCAAATTAATCATAAAGATTTTGACTTTAAATCTCTATTGAAAGAAATAAAGTCTTCAAAACCAAAACCTCAAGTTATTGATGGTGAATCTAGTTTTATTGTATGTTTATCAGATTGGCAAATGGGTAAAAGAGATGGTGATGGTACTGAAGGTATAGTAAAACGAATAGAGCAAATGATTCCTGATGTAACTGCAAGAATAAAACAGTTACGCAAAGATGGTGTTGATTTATCTAACCTATATGTATTTGGATTAGGTGACATAGTAGAAGGCTGTGAAGGTCATTATGACATGCAAACTTTTTCAGTCGAATATGATTTACGTCGCCAAAAAATGATAGCTAGAAGGCTTTTAGTCAAAGCTTTAAAAACATGGGCACCATTATTTAATAATGTAGTAGTTGCTTGTGTTCCTGGTAATCATGGTGAAAATAGAAACCAGAAAGGTAAATCCTTTACAACATTTGGTGACAACTTTGATGTTTCTATATTTGATGAAGCTGCAGAAATATTTAAAGAGAATGATATTTATAAGCATGTTAAGTTTGTGATACCAGAAAATGACTTATGGCTAACACTTGATGTATCTGGAACTATTGTTGGTTTAGCTCATGGCCACCAATTTAGAACAGGCGGTAGATATTCACATCAAAAAGCAGTTAATTGGCTTTCAGGTCAAGCATTTGGTATGACTGAAATGGGTGATGCAGACATACTTATATCTGGTCACTTTCATCATTTGTTTGTGATAAACGAAGGTAAAAGAACATTAATGCAGTGTCCCTCAGTAGATGGTGGTTCTGATTGGTTTGAGAATATATCTGGTAAAAGTTCTTATGCTGGAACTCTAACTTTTTCTATAACACCTGGAAAACCCCAATTACAATGGGACCATTTACAAGTTTTATAAACCACTGCGAATAGAATTATCTACTAGAATATCCATATGAAATTAGATGTAATACGATTTCAATTCGGTGCAGATGCCACCAATTCCCTCCTATTTATTGATGGCGAATTTGAATGCTATGGATTGGAAGACGAATATAGAGATGTTAAGGTCATGCACGAGACCTGTATTCCAGAGGGAGAATATAAAATCGAGCTAAGAACAGAGGGTGGATTTCACTCAAGATACGCTGCTAAGTATGGAGCTTGGCACGAGGGTATGCTTTGGCTACAAGATGTGCCTGGATTCACCTTTATTTTGATACACACAGGGAACACCGACCAGCACACCAGTGGTTGTTATATTGTAGGGGAAACTCAAACAGATTTAGACAAAGGTAAAGATGGCTTTGTCGGTAACAGTGGTGTTGCATACAAAAAAATGTATCCTAAAGTAAAAGACGCTATCAAAGCTGGTGACGAAGTCACTATAAAATATACAAATATTAAAGATTTAATTAATTTACCCGATGTGGTATCTGATTTAAGAGGACAAGTAAAGGTTCTTGAATCAGCCGCTAAAGGTAGACAAATAATATAACAACCATAGGAGATAATCTATGAATTCAAAAGATATGGCATATCTCAAGAATGCTGGAATTAGAGCTGGTAGAACATTTGTGCAAGCATTTGTTGCAGTTATGATTGCTAACCAAGCAAACTTGTTTGAAGCCGATGTTATTATGGCCGCACTTGTTGCTGGTGCTTCTGCAGTAGTTTCTGTTGTACAGAATGCTTTAGAAGACGCACCATTTGCGTTCATGTCCAAAATTCCAAAAGGATAATCTAGAGTGCGGGTTAGATACCCGCATTCAAAACTTTTTATAAATGAAAATTTCAGAAGAACATCCTTTTGTTTTTTGCAACTATTGCGCTAAATCTATAAATACTAATAAATCACCAATGGTGTGCGATAATAATACTTGCACACACTACAACGAAAAAGTAGATAAGAACGGTGATTTAAAAAATGTATGAGTATCGAATTTCAGTTGACCGAGTTATCGATGGGGATACTATCGATTGCTGGATTGATTTGGGTTATAATCTCAAAATCCACAAGCGTATCAGATTCGCTGGAATCAATGCGCCAGAAACTCGTACAAGAAATAAGGAAGAGAAAAAACGAGGACTTATAGCCAAAGATTGGCTTATAAAAAAAATAGACCCTGCTGTAGTAGGTGCAGAAAAAGAAATTATTTTAAAGTCATATGAATACGGGAAGTATGGTCGTGTTATCGGTGAATTATTTATCGTAAGTGGAAGTCGTAAGCAATCAATCAATAAAATGATGTTAGCTGAAGGGCTCGTAACAGAATACGATGGAGGTGCTCGCTAACTTTAGCAGGAGCACACAATTTTAAATATAGTACAAACAGCACTACGCTTATTAGTAGTAGGTTTACTTATATATCCATTTCCTATTGCTATGGCTGACCACGTTCCAACACAAGCACCTTATGGTACAAATGCTAGTGATGATGCTAACGCAGGAACTTTTACTATTGGTATATTAGGTTCAGATGGATTTGAAGATAGTCCACCAGAAAGTTATACAATATTCTTTAGTCAATCTAGTGGTGTAACTGAAACAAATAGTTTTTGTGTAACTACTTCTTTTGGACATTCTGCAAACATTTGGCAGTATCACACATTTAGTCTCGACAACTTAAAGTATTATTTTAATGACCCAGCAGGTAATAATATTTATTATAGAGTTAGGTCTAACAACATAACTGATTACAGTTTTTCTACATTAACAAACCAAAATACTTGGAATTTATATGCAGGAGCACCATTTGATTATAACCAAACAGATTGGTCTGCACCTACAGGAACAGATGCTTGTGATGACCCTAAAATTTTAGATGGAACACCTACACCTACTAACTTAACTACTTCAGCTAACTTACACAATGGAAGCATAACTGTTGATTGGGATATATCTAGTGCAACTTACCAGTATCCACCCGAAAGATATGCAATAGGTTTTGATAAAGCAGACCCACCTATGTATGCAGTAGCTACAGGTAATGTTGGAGATTCCAATTCTTTAAATACAGAATATACATTTACTAAGTCATATTTACAATCAGCTCTTGACGCACAAGTAGGAGATACTTTATATTTCCAAATAAGGTCTGATAATGATACAAACTCTAGTTACTCTAGTTGGACAACTATTGCTAGCTATACAATACAAGATGTAGCTAGCGGACCTTCAGAGTTTTCTATTCAAAATACTTCATATCAAGGTTTGCAATTTAGCTGGACAGCAACAGACACAGGTTGGTCTTCGTTAGATTACTACAGAATAGAATACAAACTATCAACTGAAGAAACATACACAGGTATTAATATCTCAGACACAACTGCTACTTCTTACACAATAGAAGACATATCAGCAGGAACTTATGATTTTAATTTATATGCTTGCACAGATAGTGGTTTCTGTCACGGCTCTCAAGCAGGTCCAGCAAACAATTATGTAGTAAATGCAAATACAGCTACTACTACCACTACAACTATTGTTTATACTCTAGGACCTCCAATGGACCCAGTTGTAACTCAAGAATATAATGTAGGTGTAAAAGTTGATTGGGATGAACCTAATACAGGAAATGCAACTGCTGATACTTATGAACTATATTACAGAACAAGTCCTACAGATGAAGTAGTTATTTACAATATAAGCAATACTGAATATACTATTCCTTATGCAAACATTCCTAATGGAACTTACACCTTTTCAATTAGAGCTTATGACTCTGTCAACAATGTGTATAGTAGTTACTCTACTGAACCTACGCTAGAAGTATTTAATCAAAAAGCAAAAGATGATGCTGATGCTGCTGCTCAAGCAGCTTATGAAGCCGAACAAGCTCGTATTGCTGAAGAAAATCGTATAGCTGCTGAAAAAGCTGAAGAAGAGCGTAAAGCTGAGGAAGCTCGTAAAGCTGAGGCAGATAGAATAGCTAAAGAAAAAGCTGAGGAAGAAGCTCGTATTGAGGCAGAGCGTATTGCTGAAGAAGAGCGTTTAGCTGAAGAGGAGCGTTTAGCTGAAGAGGAGCGTCTCCGTTTAGAGGAAGAAGCTAGAATTAAAGAAGAGCAGGAAGAGTTAGCTCGTATTAAAGCTGAAAAAGAAGCTCAAATACAGAAAGAACTAGAAGCTTCTATACTTAAAGATGTAGATACTGATAATTTATCTGACGATGAAAAAAAAGATTTAAAGGTATTAGTTGATACAATACAAGAGTTACAAGAAACATTAGAGGTTATTGAAATTGAAGAAGAAGTTTTCGAGCTTAAAGAAATTATTATTGTTGCTCCTACTACTACGAGCACCACGACTACAACCTTACCTATCGTTGAAGATTTTGCAGATGAAAAAGTCGATGAAGTACTTGAGGTTGAGCCACTTCCTAGTGAGGAGAGAGACGAGGAGATACAACTCACAGAAGAAGAAGTAGAAATTCTTGTTCAGGAGACTGAAGAAGCTATCGCAGAAGTTGTTACTATCGATGTAGTAGAAGAGGAGCCTATCGATACTGAAGGTTTGACAGAGGAGGAAGTTTTTGAAGCAGAAGAAAAAGCTGACCAAGAGCTTACAGAAAAAGTCGAAGCAGCAGTCTCTAAATTACCTACAGAGGAAAAAGTTAAAGTTGTCCAAGCAGTTGCAAAAACCAAGATACAAAACTTAGGTACTGCTGATAAAACTACACAAAAGGTAGTTCAAGCAGTTGTTAAAGAAGTAACTAAAGTTGAAACAGTTGCTACCTTATCTGAGGAACAAAAGACAGAAGTTGGTCAAGTACTAGGTTTTACAGAAGAAGAGGCTTCTGAAGACCTTCAAATTATTGCAGAACAAGCATCTAAAGATGAAAATACAGCACAAGCACTAGATGAATTTGTTGAAAGGTCAATTGCTAGTGCAGATGTAAAAGATTATACATTAGCTGATGTTGTTACTGAGGTACAAGTAGAGGTGTTTCTTGAAAACCCAGTTGCTGCATTAATTGATGTTAATATAACAGAGATGGACTTGGGGTCACTTGGAGACGACATGACAAGCGACCAGCGTCAAAAATCTAAAGAAGTAGTGGTTCCTGTAATCATTGCATCTCAGATTATTGCACAAGCTGGAGCATTAATGACCAGGAGATTTTAAGTGATTAAAAAATTAATTAAAACGTTATATAAGGTATTAGGC